TGCTTTTGCCATAAGGTTTTCCTCCTTGTTCATCTTAGAAGTATTAATGCCTTTAGCACTATCAACTAAGAACTTTATCATATTTGTTTTGTCAATATCCGTTTTTTCAACGAACCCTATATTAGCCATTGGCTCTCCTGTGGTGGGGCTTGCCTCTGCTTCATTTTCTGAAACCATTACTAGTCCAGATTCTTTGTCCCAAAATACGTTTTCTAAAAGTGTTTCGTCACCTTTAATAACATCTACTCCGTCTACCTTTTCAACAGATAAAATATTTGCAAACTGATTAGCAGGGGAATCTACAAGACTCAACTCTACCAAATCATATTCCTTAATAACTCTAATTGACTTATCTGATTTCTCATCATATGCGTCGTCCCACTTGTTCATTCTTCCACCAATTGAAAATCCAGTTAATGTTCCGTCAAGAACCTTTTCCCATGTATCCTGTGCACCCTTTGAAACATATGCTGATACAAAAACACCTTTGTACATTGTTTTTGTTTCTGGATCAAAGTATTTATCTTCTTTAAAAGAGACCATCTTTCCTACTGCTAATGGTTGATGCATTTCTCTGATGTTCCCTCTGAATTTTGCAAAGGCATTCATTGATGCTTCTGCTGTTACAATGTCATCTTGTTTGTCGACATTATCCAAAGATGCAAAACCAGAAACGATACGACGATCCTTATCCACTTTTGTAAGTGGCATAGAAAGACGCAAATTCTCCCCATCTGAATTCCAATGGGCTTTAGTTATATTGCTCACCATTATATTATAAACCCCTTTTTCTAATTATATCACAATGTGGACATATCGGGCTCTTCGTCAACTTTACGACCTTCACCCTTTGGATTTCTTCCAGCAACTGTTGATGTACTATCGGAGTTATTGTTAACTCTTTCTGCATCTCTTGCACGAGTAGTGGTTGCCTCTGCTGCTTGCTGAGGTTTCAAATCTAGAGGATCATCCCCACCTTCTCTTTGTGGCATACCCAATGCTGAACGTGCCTCATTAGGAAGCATAATCTGATTCTTTACATATCTTTCAAGAATCTGTGATTGAGCAATCTCATCTGTCAAAGTCAGTTCATTGAACTTAAATTCAAGGATATCTGTTCTTTCACGAATGACCTTATTAATCATTTTCTCAAGTTGTCTCTGAGATGGTCTTGCAACCTGCTCCTTGAATGTTCTATCTTGTGCTAAGGCTGCTGCGATAGACCCTGAGTCTCCCCCGCCAAGTTTTGATAGTGGAACCTGGTGTGCAACTAAGATGTCGTCACGGTTTTGTTTACGATATTCCTTAAATGAACCTTCTTGAATTCCATTTTCAATTGGCTCCATCTTAAACTCAACCTTGTTTGTATCTGAGTCAGCAGGAAGAGGGATGTATAGCGTTCTATGGTTCTGACCCTTAAGACCAGTTTGCAGAAATCTAAACATTTTATCTTCTGCTTCTGCAGATAACTTTGCACCCTTTAATGTAACCACATATCTTGGCACAGCCTTGTTGCTAAAGAAGTCGATGTTATATTGTGAGGCTAGAGAATCTCCATGTAAAGAGTTGATGGCAGAAATAATGTCTGGAACACCATAGAATGTGTTTAGTGGAGAGTAAGACTTAAAATGAATAATCTCATTTGGCCTTCCGTCTGTTCCAAGTGGGTTAACGTTGGTTGCACCAAAGTTTCTAAAGTAAACAACCTTGTTTCCAATTACCTGAACAAAGCCATCTCTTAGTCGTCTGACTCTTACTGTTGTTGCTGGTATGTGTCCAACATACCCAATTTCACCACGAGTTGTTCTACCAATTTCAAGGTACCCGTTTCCAGTTGCCTGAAGATCTGTATAAACCTTTTCCATTGAAGAAGTAAATGAGTCATCACTATTAAGGCTTTCAAGCCAATCACGAACTTCAATTTTTGCTCTTTCAATTCTTTTTCTTGCTTTTTCTGCCGTACCCTTTTCTGCAGTTTCAAGTTTAAGCATTGTTCTTGGCGAGATCTCAAAGTCATAACCTAGTCCAACAATGTTCTCTACTTTTGCATCAATGGCTGCATGGTTTGCAAACGAAGTGTCATAAAAGTTTGCAAGTTCGTATAGGTTCCATGGTGGAGTAATAACATCAAACAACCCATATGCGTTATGATATAAAACTCCTGGATTAATCTCTTTTGATTTTGCTCCACCAATACCAGAACTAACTGCAAGGGCATTATCAATGTATGCTTGTGGGGCTTCTGCTTTTACAATTCTTGAAGCACGTCTTTTAAAGTTGTTGTCTAATCCATTTAGGTTTTTGAGTTCATCCCAACTCTTGTTAAATGGATCTTGTTTCTGAAATGTATCGTCTGCTTTTGGCAAATCGTCAATTCTTGCACCAATTCTATATTCTCTTTCATCACTCATTAGTCATCACTTCCATATTTCGATATAGTGTCTTTGGCTGCTTGAACTGCACCAAGGTCGTTCATAGAAGGAATAAGTCCTTCTGAAAGTCTTTGCTTTTGCTCAGAGTATTCTTCTTCTGAGATTCTTGTTAGTCCTGGAACGAAGATGCACTCTCCGTCTCCTTCATCACCATAATACCTTGCAGCATCTTTAAGTTTTGAGATCTGAAGAATGTCGCCTTTCATGGATTCAATATTTAAAATTGATCCCGTTCCGTCTGTAAACCATTTTCCATTAGCCTTTTTGTAAACATACAGGCCCCACTCATAGTGTTTTTCAATAACCTTTACTTTGGATTCCCCGATTTGCCCTTTCATTTTGGGCAATGCTTTGCGCTTTTTCTTTGGATTTTCAATATTCATAACCATAAGTATACCATATTAGAGAGGAGAGGATATGTATTGCTTCCATGATGACTCTGTATATACAGAAACTGGGTCATTAGAAAGCCTAAAAGTCTTTTCACTATCAATAATAATCTTATTAGTGCCTATATATGTCCTGTAGATATCTCCTGGGGTGATTCCATAAGAAAAAGATGAAGATCTTACTAAGACAGAAAACCAGATATATGCTGCATTCCAATAATCCCACTGGAATGGAACTGGGGTTGGGTCACCTGGAACATACTGCTCCTTTACCTCATCCCAAATTCTATAAGAGAAACTTTGCTTCTGTTGTAGGCTTGTCATTTGATAATAAGACACATGATTAAAAAGCATTGAACCGTTTAAGTTTATGTAGCCAGAGTAACCAGAAAATGATAACGGAGATCCAAAAGAAATTCCAAGGAATGCCCATTGTTTAATTGTAATTACTGGGTATGAAACCAACTGTCCATTAATATAATAAGAAATTCCATCTTGAACTTTTCCTGTTTGTGCATTTACTGCATAAATCTTTGCTCTATCTCCAGAAGGACTGTTGGCAACCATAAAAAACTTAATAGTTGATTGTGAGTCTTTTATTTCAAATATCTCATATGGTGTAACTGGAAATGAGTTATTGTCATATCTCAAAGCAAGTTGAATAGAGTTTACCCGATACTCTTCTGTTTTATTTGAATTAATGGGAATGCTTATTCCTCTATTAACAAATGGATCAAAGTCACCACGGACCTGAATTCCGCTATATCTTGTTAGATATAAATATGGTGTGCTTTTTTTATAAATACTAATAGGGTTCTTTGATTTATAGTCATAGTATATTCCAGATTTTGTATATGGGAAAATATCTTTTCCAAACTTTGTTCCAATTGGATTTGCAGATGTCTCATTAAGTGATTGAGAAGCAAACTCCAAAGATCTTAGTTTTACTTGCTTACCAAGAATACCTCTATGCTTAAATTCAAGGTGGGTGACGATAGCAAGATCATTAAAGTCAACACTTTTTGGTGGATAGATTATTGTATCGTTAACAACTTCATACTTGGTGTTTTGCCATTCAAGTCCACCCTCTATATCAATAATCCCTGCTTTTAATGCAGGAGCAGTATTGCTAAAGTCTGTATAAAATTTATTTGCCCCATCTGCAACAAACTGAAAAGAAACATAAGACCTCACTATAGAGTCTGCAGTGTTGTATTCATAATTAAGCAATGATCTGTTTTTAGACAAATCATCGTAGTCCTGATATCCAGTGTATAAAGAATTATCTAGCACTTCGTATGTTTGCTGAACTGGATCTGCAAACTGTTCGTTTAACTCTCTGTATGTCCAACTATTGACCTCACTAACTGTCTTAAAAACAGACGGAGATGGGTAGTCTATATTGAACTGTATAAAGTCTAAATCATATCGATCTTTGCCAGATGCATCTTTAATATATTTTGCAAAATAAGATAAAGGAATGTAGTCTTCCCAATATCCAGAAACACCAACATCTAAGTAAAACTTTTCATATTCTATTGTTGGAATAAGAGTATAACTTGCAATATGATCTACTAGATTCCCGTGCTCAAAGCATACGCCATCTAGTCCAAAGTGTTGTGAAATTGATGTAAAGTTTCTTGGTGAAGAGAAAGACATTCTGTAAAAGTTTCCATTAAATTTTGAAGACAGTGTTTTGTTGTTTAAAACATAAAGAGTGAGAAGAGATAAACTTCCAAAAAATGTGGCAACATCTTTACCGAAAAACTCAGAAATGTTGTCGATATCAAAACCAGCAGCAAAAATATCGTTAGTTATATAGGGAACAGTTTTAACTGTAGTTTCGATTCCATTAACCTTAATTTTATAGATTATGTTTTGATTTAAAATGGACACCTTAAATGTATCGAGGTTTGTTCTATTTTCAAATATAAAAAGAATTTCTTCTTCTGTCGGAACATCTTTAACCTTAAAGACTCCAAAAATACCTTTTATCTTTTCTGTCAAAATCCCAAGATTATTAAACTTCAAGTATCCATTAATCTCTTGCTCTGCACTTAATGAAAGGAATGTATTCGTTTCTACTCCATTTGCCTGGCCGTTAATTGGTTGAAGGTCTTTATTGCTTTGATATAAATCATCAATTGTTGCGTTAACAAAGTAATAGTCTGGAAGTGAATAAGACGGTGTGGAAAGGAATAGTCCATCAGTTACAACGTTATCAAAAGTTCCCTGGCTCCAAGATCCCATTTGTGGATACTTATAGTTGGCATCATAGTTAGCAAATGCATAGTCTATAAACGAAGATGTTCCGTTATACTGATTATTAATTCTTTCTGTTGATGTAACTGCTTGTCCATATGTCCATCGTCTTTTTGCTACAACCTCGGGAACATTATAGGGATATATTGCTATGCAATCTACTTCTAGTGGATATATATCATCATAAGCATAAAATCCTAGCCAGTCTTGATCTTTACCGCTAGAATTTAATTTTGCTGGAAGTTCTAAAGTTGATGTGTTTATTGTCAAAGATATGACAGACTCTCCGTTTAAGATTACCGTCATTTTATTATTGTAGTAAGTGACTTGAATTAGCATAGGTCTTCCCCACTCACCTACATACTTTGAATCAAACTGGTCTCCTACTGATAAAGTTAAAAAAGCACCATCTACATAGAGTCCGTCTGTATTTGAAATTGGACCAAATATTCTTTTTGCTTTTGGTGAATCAGATGTTGCTCTAGTCCAAAACTCTACAGTGTACTCTTTATATCTTCCGCTTTCATTCATAAATCCAATACCTGGAACTATCAAAGATGGCTTTGGGCTACCATCTAAATTAGTGTTTGGAGATAAGACTGTTGAGTTTAGTGCACCATATACAAGAGGAACACCAAAGTTTCTTGCTGATAAAGCATTGGATTTTGACAAATAATATCCATGTCCAGAAGATAAGCCGTAAGCATTTGCATTTACGACCTTGCAAGTTTCTAAAGCAATATCGGAGGGTAAGTCTTGCAGTTCTGTTAGTCCTGATGAACTAGAGATAAATTCTTCTGACCACTGACCGAGATTAATACCATTAAGCAAAAACTTATACTCTTCTGGTCCGTCTGGGCTTGGAGAATATCCAATCTTAATAATAAGTCTCATTGTAGTATTTTGATTTGGATTTAAAAATGTTTCGGATATAAAAATCCATTTATCTGACAAGTTAATTGGAAAGTCTTTTAATTTTTGAATTGTACTTCCACTTGAAACATCGTTATACTCATAACCTAAAGATATTGAGTATAGGTGTGATCCAGAAGAAAAAACATTAAGCCCAAAAGCAAAAGAATCTAAAGCATCGTTTAGTTCTGTCATATTAATTATGTCTGGGCTGACTAATGTTGTATACTGAATAACTTCTTCTGACGGTACACCAGAAAGTTCAAATAAAGTGTTGTTCAGAAATGGCTGTGATGGAATGCTTGTTGTTTCTGCTACAGAACCGTTTGTAGCCGTCCATGTTGATAGGTCAGAAGTGATTGGAGTTAGTAGAGATAAGTAGTCGCAAGTGTCGTCCAGGGCCCACAAAAGAGTTGGGTGTTCTGAATAAACTTTTTCCGCATATAGATTAGATGGGTTCGACATAGGTTCTCCTAGTCTATTTTATCACACAATGCGGGTAAACCAGCGAGGAGTTGTATATCGAATTCCATCATTGATTTCTTTAACTCCATGAACAAAATCTGGGTTATCTGGGAAGCAAAGCAAATCTCCTGGCTCTGGCTTATATGAAATATCATAGGCTGGAAAGTAAATTTCTCCTCCAACATAATCATCATTTATATAAACTAAAGTTGCTATGTCATTAGGTCTGCTAGCATCATAGTGCTCATGCATTCCCCATCCTGGCATAAACTTTGCTATATGAGTTTTTGTTTCATAAAAGTCTTGAAACGGTCCTTCATATTTTTCTTTAACAAACTCATAGACTTTATTTGCATACTCTTGCATTGTCTTTAATAGTGCAGGGTCATGCTTTTCAATTGAATGATATGTGTGTACTGTAAACTCTTTTTCTCCATTTCCAAACTCATCAAACAATAGAGTGTGGTCTTTTGCATATGACCCAATTCTTTCTGCTACATCTTTTGGCATAAACCCTTTTACATAATGGATTTGATCTATAAAGTTTTGCATTAGTTCACCTTAATTTCACAATAGTCTGTTGTGCAATATGCTTCACCTTGGGCCTCAAGATTATCTACACCGTCGTAAATTGCTCCAAAGTCAATGTGCTTCAATTTGCCAATATAACCATTATACTCCTCCTCAGTAATCTGAGTGTATGGCTGTTGTGGATACGTGTGATTTCCCATTGGAAGGAATGAAACTGCCTTTAATTGCCCCTCGTACATATGCAGTGCTGGAACAACGTGCTTTGATTCTGTTTCCTTGTCAAATGAAAGCGTTACAGAAACACCATTGTCTGACCAGTACTTCTGAGCAGTTGCAGCAAGTGCAATCTTCTCAAATAATGTAACATCCTTTTCAGATCTTGGATGACCTGACTTGATTGGAAAGTATACAACTGATGTGTTTGCTGACACTACGTCATCTTCGATTGTGTACCCTGCTGCTTTGAACAAATGCATCATTGGATCTGTATTTCCAAATCGAACTGCACGAAGGAAGAACTCTCCTCCAGGACCCCAGTGAACTCCAGGTGTTGCACCAGAAAGAATTGAAACTGATCCCGATGGCTTTACTGTTGTTACACGAATTGATTCACGAACACATAACCATTCTGAATATTGGTGGTCATAGTGACGAATCTTATTGTAGCCTTCGTCCATCCATTCACGGACAATTGGTAAGCCTTTTTGATCTGCAAATGATGCAATACCAGTAAG